TCAATCCGCACGACTCCGCTGGAGCGTCAGCAGATGATGATGGAAATGCAGCAGATGGCTGCTATGGCTCAACAGCAGCAAATGGCGGCACAAGGCCAGCCAGCCGCTGCTCCTGAAGGGATGATGCAATGAGTGAAGGTTGGGAAGCGGTGGAACCCATGAATGTGGTTCCGCTGGATCGGAAGAAGGAAGACCTAGACATTCAAATAGCCCGAACTTTTTCTACGGAAGAAGGGCAAAAAGTGTTGGCTTGGCTGCGAGAGCAATATCTTGAGCGACCAAGTTGGCAACCTGGAGCTGAATCCAGCTTTGGGTTCTTCCGCGAAGGGCAGAATTCTGTCATTCGTGACATCGAAACTCGTATTAGGAGAATCAAAGAATGAGCGAAACCGAAGTAAGCGGTGGCCTGCTTGACGGTGTATCTGGGGAAGAAAATACGCCTGACAATAGCAGCACAACCTCTGCTGAAGCGGAAATCAGCCATGTGGCTGCTGATCCGAACGCAGAGGATGATAGCCCTCTGGAGCGTCCTGATTGGTGGCCGGAGAAGTTTTGGGCAAAGGACTCTAACGAGCCTGAGCTTGAAAAATTAGCTGGTGCTTATGCGGAATTAGAAAAGAAATTCCGTAATGGCGACCACAAGGCTCCAGAGGAATATGACATTTCTGGCTTTGGCCCACTAAGCACGGAAGATCCCGTGGTTGGGGCTTTTGCGGAATGGTCGAAGAAATATGGTGTCAGTCAGGCAGCATTTAACGAAATGGCCGAAAAGGTCATGGAGTTTGCCAACGAAGAGATTGAGTCTGGTTCTGTAAATTTGGAAAAAGAGCGTCAGGCTCTTGGGCCAAATGCGGATGCCATCGTCAAAAGCATGGCTCAGTGGGGCAATGGTCTTGTGGCGAAGGGTATCTGGGGGCCGGATGATTTCGAGGAGTTCAAGGTTTGGGGCGCTACTGCCTCAGGAATCAAGGCTCTCCAGAAGCTCCGTGCTACCTACGAAGGCCGTGTGCCGATAGAAGCTGCAAAGCCAGAAGGCATGCCAAGCAAGGACGAACTGTACGATATGGTTGCAAAACCGGAGTACAAAACCGATCCGGCATACCGGAAGAAGGTAGAAAAGCTCTTCGAGCAAGCCTTCGGACAGGCAGCATAATCAACCACATAGCCCCCTTTCTTGGGGGCTTTTTTATGGGGTTGTTGCAACCTGTTGAATTGTGTATAGAATCAACCTCAGGCTAATCGAGAAATCGACCCTAGATGGTGGTACACCACCCAACTGGCGAGTTGTGAAGCGCAAGTCTTGGCCCACGCAATGTGGACAACCAAAAGGGCGAAAACTAACCGTTAAACTGTAATAGGAGATCAACAATGGCAGTATCAATTTCAAATGCCTTTGTTACCCTGTTCGATGCGGAGGTTAAGCAGGCTTATCAGGCTGAGTCCGTACTGCGTAACACCGTCCGTCTTCGCACTGGGGTTGAGGGTTCTACTCATAAGTTCCCGAAAATTGGTAAGGGCGTAGCTCAGGTTCGCATCCCGCAGACCGATGTTACCCCGATGAATGTCAGCTACTCACAGGCAACTGTAACTCTGTCTGACTACATCGCTGCTGAATACAGCGACATCTTCAATCAGGCTAAGGTCAACTTTGACGAGCGTTCTGAGCTTGTTCAGGTTGTTTCTAAGTCGATTGGTCGCCGTGCTGACCAGCTCATCATTGATGCACTGGCTGCATCTGGTACTTCTAACACCGTAGCTTCTTCAATCGGTGGTGCTAACACCAACCTGAATTTGGATAAGCTGCTGGCTGCTAAGAAGGCAATGGATGCTGGCAATGTTCCAATGGAAGGTCGTCATATCCTGATCCACGCTAACAACCTGTCTGCACTGTTGGGTGAAACTGAAGTTACTTCTTCAGACTACAACAGCGTTAAGGCTCTGGTAGCTGGTGATGTAAACACCTTCTTGGGCTTCCAGTTCCACACTATCGGTGATCGTGACGAAGGTGGCCTGTCCATTTCTTCTGGTGATCGTGTTGTTTACGCTTGGCATCAGCAGGCTATCGGCATGGCTGAAGGCATGGGTATCCGCACTGAAATCAACTACATTCCGGAAAAGACCTCTCACTTGGTCAGCTCCATGTTCTCTGCTGGTGCTATCGCCATTGATGCAGAAGGCGTAGTTGCTATCACCTGTGACGAAAACGGTTAATAGGAGGTAGTAATCATGGCTTTTAGTTCAACTGGTTTTGCAACCATCGGTGCTTCAAAGGCAGGCAATGCCCCGTCTTTGTATGCTTACTCCACCACTGACGCTATCGCTGATGTGAACACCAGCGGTTACTTCGATACTCTGAGCGACAACCTCAGCGTAGGCGATGTAATCCTGGTTCGTTCCAGCACTGGTGGCACTCAGGCTCTCACCCTCGTTTATGTTGCCTCTAACTCAGGCGGCGTAGTCGATGTGACTGATGGCCTGACCATCACCGCTACCGACTCAGACTAATCGGTAAGTGGTAATGAAGGGAGTCACTTCTGGGTTCTTCCTAGGGGTGGCTCCCTTTTCTCTATTAGGAGCTTGAGATGGCAGTAGGTGATTCCGCTTTAACAGTTTGCTCTGATGCGTTGATTCTTCTTGGCGCTTCACCAATCTCGTCCTTTACACAAGGCACTGACGAAGCAAATACCTGTGACCGTCTGTACCCTGATGTACGAGATACTACGCTCCAAATGTATCCTTGGAGCTTTTCATTTAAGAAAGTCCAATTGGCTAGGACGATCAATACGCCAGTCAACGAGTGGACATACGAATACACACTTCCTTCCGACCGCATTGGCCCTCCTCGTGCTGTATTCAACAGCACTAGCGTAGGTGCTAGACCAATGACTCGGTGGGAAATCTACGGTGACAAAATCCTCACCGATGAAACAACGATTGTTATTGACTATCAGTATTCAGTTTCTGAGCAAGAAATGCCTGTATGGTTTATTCAGCTCTTGAAATACCAGATGGCTTGGCATTTGGCTGAACCGATTACGGATCAAACATCCAAAACCGATTACTGGAAAACGGTTGCGCTAGGTTCTCCTGGCGAAAACAACCGTGGTGGCTACATGCGGACAGCCATGAACATTGATGGTCAGGGCAATACTCCGCAGATGATCGAAGATTACAGCCTCATTGCAGTTCGCTACTAATGACTAAGTTTGTAGATTTTCAGACCAACTTTACTAGCGGTGAAATTGATCCGCTTGTTCGCGCTCGTACTGACATTAAGCAGTATGTCAATGGCGCAGATAAGCTGACCAATGTGCTGGTGCAACCGCAAGGTGGCGTTAAGCGCCGCCCTGGTCTAAAGCACATCTATGAACTTGATTCTGGCTACAACCCTGAAGATGGGATTCGTTTAGTTCCATTTGAATTCAGCGTAAATGACAGCTATATGCTGATGTTTACTAATCAGAAGATGCATGTCATTCGTGATGGCGCTGTAATTCAAAACATCAATGGCACTGGTAATGACTATTTAGCAATCAGTAGCCTTACCTCAGCTATGTTAAATAACATGTGCTGGACGCAAAGCGCTGACACATTGATTCTTGTTCATCAAGATCTTGCGCCAATCAAGATTGTTCGTGGTGCTACAAGTGCAAGCTGGACTGTCAGCACAATCAGCTTTGACAGTATTCCGAAATATGCTTATACGGTAAGCTACACCAATCCTGCTGGCACAATTACGCCAAATGAAGTCAGCGGAACTGTAACCCTTACAGCATCCTCATCTGTATTTAACAGCGGACATGTTGGGCAATACATCAATGCTGAACCACAAGGCCGCTTGCGTATTACCAAATATGTTTCTGGCACATCTGTTAAGGGTGTTACCGAAGTTCCATTCTTTGATACCACTGCCATTTCTAGCGGCGATTGGGAATTAGAATCTGGATACGAAGATGTCTGGTCTTCCTCAAGAGGCTGGCCTCGTACTGCAACTTTCCACGAAGGTCGCTTGTACTTTGGTGGCAGCAGAGCAAGACCATCAACCATCTGGGGAAGCAAGGTTGGGTTCTTTTTTGAATTCCAGCCTGTTGAGGCGTATGACGATGATGCTGTTGAGGCAACGCTAGATACCAATACCTACAATGCTATTGTGGATATTATTTCTGGTCGAGATCTTCAGGTCTTCACCACAGGTGGCGAATTCTATGTCCCTCAAGATACTCAGCAGCCAGTAACACCAAGCAATTTCTTCATCCGTACTTCTAGTCGTAATGGCTCCAGAGAAGGGATTCGTGTTGTCCAAATTGACTCAGGAACGCTGTATATGCGCCGCCAAGGTAAGGCGCTGGCTGAGTTTATCTACAGCGACAGCACCCTCTCCTACTTGTCAAATTCCATTTCTTTGTTGTCTTCACACCTGCTGAAGGAACCAAGGGAAATGGCAATTCGTAAAGCCACTTCTACAGATGAAAATGATCTGCTCTTGGTGGTCAATGAAGAGGATGGATCAATTGCTGCATACAGCTTGCTCACTCAGCAGTCTGTTGTAGCCCCATCAGAGCTGATTACTGACGGTAGCTTTATTGAGGTTGGTGTAGATATTTCAGACATCTATGTAATCACTAAGCGCACTTTTGATGGTACTGATAAATACTTCATTGAGCTGTTTGATACCAATGTATTTACAGACTGCGCCTTCACTGGGGGAGTTGCTTCTTCCCTTTCTTCCCTTCCCCATGAGGGCGCAGCCTTAAATATCATTGCTGATGGCAACATTTTGGCAGATGAAACAGTTTCGTCTGGTGCGATTACTTTTGACAGAGCATCAGCAACTTCTTATGAAGTTGGCCTTCCATTCTCTGTAGAAATCAAGACGATGCCAATTGAGCGTGATGTTGGCACAGGAACTCGTATTGCATTTAAGAAGCGTGTTGTTGAAGTCAATGCAATCTTAAACAATACGCAACATATCATCATTAACGGAAACTTGATTCCGATTCGTGCATTTGACACGGTTGGTACGCTGGATAATCCAACAACCCAGTTTACTGGAATCAAGAGTTTGTATGGTATTCGTGGTTATGCCAAGACAGCGCAGATTACAGTTTCTCAGGAATACCCTTTGAGAATGACTCTGCTGGGTCTTGAGTACAAAGTAGCCACTCACGGAGGCACATAATGCAATATGTAGCAGTTGCTGCTGCTGTTTTATCAGCGGTTGGCTCAATCAAGCAAGGTCAATATCAGCAGGCATCACTGAATATGCAGGCTATGCAGGCCCGCACAAATGCTACTGCTGCTGAATTGGAAGGCCGACAAAATGCCCTGAACTACAATAAGCAGGCTCTTGATGTGCTTGAGCGTCAGCGCAAAATGAGCGCTACGCTGATTGCCAGAGGTGCTGCTGGCGGTATTGATCCATTCAGCGGTTCGCCAATGTCTGTAGATCAATGGAATGCGTTCAAGGCTGGTGAAGAGTACAACCTTGGTATTGAGAATGCAGACATGGCAATCGCTTCTGGATTGGCAAAGAGCCAAATGTTTGAAGCTCAGTCTGCTTCCTATGTGGCTGCTGGTAAGCAAGCTATGCGTCAAGCTTACATTAGTGCTGCTGCTTCTCTGGCTCAGGGTGCTTATTCTTACAGCAAACTTTCTACGCCTAGCGCCGGAGCAGGTAGCAAAGGGCTAGATCCTGGCTTGGCCTATGAAAATGCAATAACTAATTCAGCTTATTACGGACAAAGCGCACCAACAGGAATTAGAGTAGGTTAATAAAATGGCTCTACCAACTTACCAATCCGCAGGAATCCAGTACGCAGACACTATTGGTCGTATGCCTGAATTGCCCACTGCCAATCTGGATATGGGCGCTAAGTCCTGGCAAAGCATCAATGCAAAGCTGGATCGCTTGCAGTCGCTAGTGTTTGAGAAGGGCAGAGAACAAGCCGTTGCTCAGGCACAGCGTTATGCTGCTGAAAACCCTGTAACTAAAGAACAGATTGCAGCAGCTCAGAGCGAGCAAGAAAGCGCATCAATCTTTTCTGCATTCACTCGCAGCTTCTATGACGAAGCGCTGATGCAGACTCAAGGTGCTGCTCTTGCGAATGATTTGGCTGTAGAAGGCTCTGCCATCATCAATCAGATGAAGGAAGACGGCAAAGTTGGCCTGATTTCTTCTGCTGACGCAAAGGTTCAGATTAAAGACATGATGGATGGCTACCGAGCTGCGGTAGCTGCATTCAACCCAGAAGCTGCATTAAAGCTGCAAGCTAACCTTGCTACCGTAGGGAATACGGCCCTTAAGGACATCATTGGCTCTGAAGCCAAATTGATGGACGCTGCTGTTACGGCTGGGTTTGAAAACTCACTTCCGATCTTTACTCGTGTCGTAGAAGACATTGAGAAATATGGCGACTCGTTTGATCCAGAATCACAGCAGATCATTTCTTCTGACGAACTTGTTCAGCAACAGCTTATGTTGCACCTAGACAAAGCTGTGCTTTACAACAAGTCTGAATATATTCAGAAGTTCAATGAGGCTCGCAAGATTGGCCGCATCAATGGTATCGCCAAAGGTGTTCTGGAATCTGACTTTGCTTCATCTGCGGCAGAAGCCTACGACAAGATGACTGAAGGCAGCATGGGCAAGTACCAGCGTACTTGGAACATGATGTCTGAGGATGACCGCAGCAAGGTTATCGACAAGTTCTGGAAGAATGTAAAGACTGCTCGTGAAGTCAAAAAAGAACAGCAGGAAATTGACAAGGGCTTTTATCGTGCCAAAGGTCAAGAACTCCTGTCTGAGCTTTATGACATGAGTAACCCTCCTACTCGTGCAAGAATGCTTGAGATTAGGAATGAAGCTATTTCCCTGACTAGAGAAGCTGGCTTTGATGTCATTAGTGATGCTGAAATCAAGGCAATTTCTTCTGGAGATTTAGAGGAAAATAAAGCTAGCGATCAGCTCATGTCAGTCTATGAGCGTGATCTTTATATGGGTCAGACCAATCTTCAGATCTTGGAGCAAGAAGCAGTTAAGGAAAATATGTCTTGGGGTCAGTTTCGCAGGCTCCAGAAAGACTTCTTTACCAGCCAAGACCGAAGCGCAAGAACTGCTATTGCCATTGGTCAGAATGTCATTAAGACGGACAAGACCAAGATCAATGCAGAGGAATCTCAGCAGGATCAGGCTCGGTTTGCTGCCTTGTTCTCTCAGGAATTCAGCAAAGATCCGACTCAAGATACGGACGCATTGCGTACCAAGATTCTTGAGCAGATTAGCATTGAGCGCAAAACTGAAGAACGCAACACCAATCAGCAGCTTATGAATCAGCTCTTTGGTGAAGGCGGTCGGTATAGCCAGTTTGTTCCAGAAAATATGAGCGCAGAAGATTTTGTAAAACTTCTGATACAGAACGCAGGTGACCGGAATTACATCAGTGGTGTTATTCGTGACCCACGATTTGCTGGCCCTGTGTTTGATAGCTACCTATCTCCGTGGAGGAACTAATGGCTGATTTCTACGGATACTCAGATGTCAACGAAATCTATGACGCTGATGCCTTGGCAATCGGCGGTGGAGAGGATCGCATCAAATATGGGGTAGGTATTCAGCACGAATACTTTCCTGATGTGCCAGTTCTTCCCCAGCCTGGAATGGCCCCAGAAGCCCCTCAGCAGGCCGCTGACATGGGTATTTTGGACAAGATAGGGTCTGAGCTTCAGAAGGCCTATGAAGGCACTGTAGAGCCGTTTGTGGGGGCTGCTGCTGAGAACCCTATTTTTAGGGGTGCAGCTCAGGGTGCAGCTAAGATTCCTGACAATGTGCTGTCTGCCATCGAGGATGTCGGCATTGCCCTTGGTCTGCCAGAACCAGAAAAAGTTCGCTTGTATGACCAAATTGATTGGGGTCAGGCATCACAATATCCGAACCTAGAAAATCTGACCAGTTCGCTGGTTCAGTTCCTTGGCCCCTACAAGGCTTTGGGCGGTGGCAAAACAGGTGCAATCACCAAGGAAGATCTTGCCAAGGGTGGTGTAGCAGATGCCCTGTTTAACCCAGAGGAGGGCAACCTTGGCACTGTCATGCGTGAAATGGGCATTGACAACGAATTCACCCAATTCCTAGACAGCAAGGTTGGCGCAGATGCTGATGCCTATGATCGCCTAGAAGCCAGAGCCAAGCAGGTTCTGGAGGGTGCTGGCCTGTCATTTGCCCTAGAAGGCATTATGACTGGCGCTAAAGCAGCGAAGTCCTTTCTAAAAAAAAGTCCGTTAGAAATAGACGGGGTTGAAATTACACCAGAAGGATTGACTGCAAACGCAGCAAAGAAGCACGAAATGCACACTCCTCAATACATTCTGGCTAAATATGTAAATGCCTTGTCTGGTAAGGATACAAAGGGTGGGGCTTGTCACACAGCAGCTTGCAACTATGTGTCAATTGAAGGCTTTGCTGAAGGCGACAAGTTGGTGATGCTAAAAACCGGGGACAGGATTTCACATACAATTGTTGTGGACAAAAAAGGTAATCTTAAATTTGACGAAATGAAGGGTTCTTGGAACAACAAATCAAAGACTTGGGCAAGAACTGAAAAAACGCCAAAAGACACTCACAGAATCCCGTATGAGTTCTATGCAGAGGTTCCTATTGATCCCCTAATGAAAGCAGCACAGATGCAGAAAGGACAGTAATCATGGCGATCCAACAGTTTAATCCTCTTGAGCAAGAAGCATCTGTTCCGGGTGAAGAGTCGCTTACTACTGCGCCTGACTTTGTTGAGCCTACTGACATCATTGCCGAAGACCCTACTGCTTCCGTATTTGACGAAGAAAACTCTTACCAAGAAGCTAGTCTTGCTGGTGACCTTCTTGGTGCTGCCGTAAGCGGCAAAAAAAGAACTGCTGCTGAACCTGAGCTGCGTCAGCCAGTAAAAACAGAACCTGGTGACTTTCCGAAGGCATCAGAAGAGCTTACTCAGCGAGTTGAAGAACTTACCCCAGAAATGCCTGTAACTGGCAAACCGTCAGAAACAGTCTTCAATCTGGATAAGGTAAATGGCCCAGACGAACTGAAGCAGCACATTGAAGCAGTTGCCCAGGCAAAAGGTCTGGACAAGTTGGAATCTGTCAGTTTTGACGATGTAACCAGAATTGCGGAACAAGAAGGTTACGGTAAGGGCTTTGTAAAGCAGATCATTGATACCAACCGCAGCATCAAGGCAAATCCAAAAGATGTGTACAAGATGATGCTGGTTCTTGCTGATGCACAGCAGAAGACTTTTGACCTTGCCCAAAAAGTAAAAGCCGCAAACGAATCCGGAACTTTATCTGATGACCTAATGGTTGAGTTCCGTCAGGCGCTGCACTTTGAAGGTCTTGTAGCCTCTGGTGCAAAGCGCAAGCAAGCTGATGTAGCTAGAGCATTAGCAATCTTGAATAAAGCAAGAACTGCTGATGTTGACCGTGGTATCAACCTCAAGAATTCCTTGGATGCTGTTGGTGGCCGCAGAAATACACTACAGCTTGTAGATGCTATTCTTGATCCGAAGGTTTCTGTTGGCACTCGTGCTGACCGTCAGGCAGCTCTTGCTGAATCGGTTATTAACAATCGGCTCAAAGACGCTTGGTTCAGCACCTGGATCAATGGCTTGCTGTCCAACCCGGTTACCCATGTCAAGAACATTACTGGTAACGGATTATTTTTTGCTTATGAAGGCTTAGAGAATACGGCTACTGCAATTGTTGGCATTCCTCGCAGACTTGCTGGTGGCGGAAAAGATGCAGTTCATTTCTCAGAAATTTGGCTGGATGCAAGAAGTAGCTGGCAAGGCTTCAAAGAAGGTATTGGTCTTGGCTGGGAAGCATTTACGAAAAATAAACAAATTACTGGCTTATCAAAGTTAGATTATCGTCAAGCATCAGACCCATTCAACATTCCAAAGGTTGATGGTGAGTCAACAGCTTCTAGGATAACCAAGGACGCAATCGGTCTTTGGGGCAAATTTGTCACTTCTCCTGGTAGAGCATTGATGGCGGAGGATGAGTTCTTCAAGGCACTCAATTTCCGTGTTCAGTTTAACCGTGAGGTTTACCGCAGAAGCCGTGCTGAGTATGAAGCACAGATTGCTCAAGGTACTGATCCTGCTTCAGCCAAAGACGCTGCAACAACTTTAGCTGCTCGATTGGCAAGCAACCCAGATGATTCAATTATCAAGGCAGCAATGGATCATGCTGGCGAAATGACTTTTACCAAGGATCTGGAAGGAAAGCTCAAGAGTGTTGAGGACATTACCCAGAACCCATTTATCAAAATGTATGTTCCGTTTGTCCGTACTCCAACCAATATTGCCTTGGAGATCCACAAACGACTTCCACTAGGAGTTCCTAGTTTTACTGCTGGTACTGCTCCAGAAACCATCATCAACAATCTGCCGCTATCTCGTCAGTTTAAAGATGATTTCTTGGCTGGCGGTATGCGTAGAGATAGGGCAATTGCACGGATTGGCATGTCTTCTATGGCCCTGTATGCTGCCAGCAATTATGCAATTGAGGGTGGTATTACAGGTGCTGGCCCATACAACTATCGTGTCCGTCAAACGCTAGAAGCAAATGGTTGGCAGCCATACAGCATTGCTGTTTCAAAAGATTTCTTCAGCAGCGAACAAATTGAGCGATTGAAGGGAATTACTACAGTCAGCATGTATCAAGATAAATACATGATTAGCTATGCAGGCATGGAGCCTGTGGGCGCTGTTCTTGGTATTGGTGCTTCCATTGGCGAATACAGCTTTATGTCAAACGACATGGAAGAACTTAGCACTCTGTTCCAAGGTGCTGTGATTGCTGGTGCTGACTATGCAGGTAATCTGCCAATGTTGGCAGGTATCTCAGAAATGACCCGTGCATTGTCTATGGGTGGCCCTGATGGTGGTGAAGCTGTGACTCGATTCTTTGAGAATGCAGCACAACAAGTAGGTGAATTCGTCATTGGTGGCTCTCCTCTTGGCGCTCAGAGTTCTGCAATTGCTGCCTTGGATCGCACCTTGAATCCTGGTCGTAAGATTGCCAAAGACCCAGATCGTCCAAACATTGACGCAGATCCTGTACAGCAAGCCTTCTATGACGCTTTTGCTGGATATGTGTCCAGAAACCCTCTGGCTCGATCTAGTCTTGGCCTTGAGCCTCTTGACCAATTAGACCCGATTACTGGTGAAATCAAGGATTTTGCGGTTGGCCCTAACTATGCAAACCTGATTCCGTATCGAGTCAAGGAAATGAGAATCAGCCCAGCCCATCAGGTTATGGGTCAGCTAATGGTTCCAATGTACCAAGTTCCAAAGAAGCTTGACGGAATCCGCCTTAGCGAGCGTCAGCGCAATGAGATCGTTCAGATTGCAACCAGTCAGGTCAAGATGAATGGCAAGACCCTAGAAGTTGCGATTGCTAGCCTCCCGTACAAATCAGACTTCCAAGCCCTGCTCAAGCAAGACACAGACGAGGCTGCTGCTCGTGTAAGCGACATCATCTCTGATTACTACGAAGTAGCCAAGAATATATTTATGGAGTCTAGCCCTGAATTTATTGACGCTGGGATTGTGAAAGAGTACCGCAAGAAGACTGAAGGATCTGCTCGACAGAGAGGAGCTTCCGAGATACTTCAGGGTGTTGCGGCAGAGCTTCAATAATGTATTGCAACCAATTGATTTTTAACTACCATAAGGGCAGTTAGGATAGGAGAGTCAGATGACCTACCCCATTTCAGATGTAACCCGCCGAGTGGTCTATTCTGGTTCTGCCGGAACTGGCCCCTATTCCTTCTCGTTTGAGGTCTTGCTTCAGGGTGACATCGCTGTTTATTTCAACGATACCCTGCTTACGATTACGACTGACTACACCGTAACGATCAACGCAAACGGTACGGGTTCAGTCACCATTGTTACGGGTACGAATGTACCGAGTACCCCTGATTCTGGTGACACCATTACGATTCTGGGTAACAAAGGTATCCAGCGTCAGACTGACTTCGTGACGGGTGGCGACTTATTTGCCTCTAGCCTGAATGACGAGCTGGATGCTCAGACCATCTTTGCCCAGCAGAACGCTGAGGCCATTGCTCGTGCCATTAAGATCCCTCCTCAGTCTAGCCTGAGCATTGATACTACCCTGCCAGTACCACAGGCCAACTATGTTTTGGGTTGGAATGATGCTGGTGATGCCATTCTGAACCTTCAGGAACTGGGTACTTATCAGGGTACTGACGCTACGACTACCACCGCTGCGTATTCAGCGCGTGACCTGGTGAAATCCACTACGGCTGGTCAGCTCAACAATGTGTACATCTGTATTCAGGACAGTCCTGCTGGGACTGCTCTGACGAACACTAGCTACTGGGCATTGCTGATTGACGCAGTAGCAGCAGGAACCTCAGCGGCAGCAGCAGCATCTAGTGCTTCAGCGGCAGCAAGTTCTGCTTCTGCGGCTTCTACCTCAGCAACTAACGCAGCCAGTTCTGCTAGTGCTGCCAGTACCTCAGCATCTAATGCTGCTTCTAGCGCCTCTACCGCTTCTACGCAGGCTTCTAATGCCGCTACCAGCGCAACAGCAGCAGCTACCTCAGCAACTAACGCAGCGGCTTCTGAAACGGCAGCAGCGGCTTCTGAGAGCGCAGCAGCTACCTCAGCTACCAATGCCTCAAATAGTGCCTCAGCAGCCTCTACAAGCGCCACAAACGCCTCTAACAGTGCTTCTGCGGCTAGTACCTCTGCTACCAATGCAGCGTCCTCAGCCAGTGCAGCAAGCACCTCAGCCAGCAATGCGGCAAGTTCTGCTTCTGCTGCCTCTGGTTCTGCTACAGCAGCAGCCTCTAGTGCTTCTTCGGCAGCTAGTTCTGCCTCAGCAGCACAGGCAGCAGTGGACAGCATTGAATCCTACTACCTAGGTTCTGCTGCCTCTGACCCATCGGTGGATGACAACGGTGATCCTCTGACCGCAGGGGATTGGTATTTCAACACCGCCACCAACAAGACCCGCATTTACAACGGTTCTTCCTGGCAGGATGCGATTGTTGACACCTCTGGTGTCGTCACCAAGACCAGCAATACGGGTTCAGCGGTACTGCCAGCAGGCACGACAGCAGAGCGAGATGGTTCTCCAAGTGCTGGTTATCTGCGTTGGAACAGTGATGACACCTCTGCGGAAGTGTATGACGGTACTGCTTGGGCTGCGGTAGGTGGCGGGAATACCACTGGTGAAGGTCTGTATGAAATGGCTAACACCATCTCCAGTAATTACAGCATTACTTCTGGTAACAACGCTATGTCTGCTGGGCCAATTACTGTGGATTCCGGTGTCAGTGTCACCGTTCCGTCCGGCAGCGTTTGGACAATCGTTTAAGGATCTACCATGTCGAAGGTAAAAATCGAAGGTAACGCAAGCGGCACTGGTACTTTCACCATAGCCGCACCTAATTCAAATACTGACCGTACATTCAACCTGCCGGATGAAGCGGGTACTGTGCTGACGAGTGCGAGTGATCTGCCTGCTGCTAATCTGACAGGTACGCTTCCGGCTATTGATGGTTCAAACCTGACGGGTATTTCAAGCGGGCTTACTGAAGCCGATCAATGGCGAATGCAAGCCAATTTTACTGGTCAAGCAACTCCGGTAACTAATTGGGCTCGAGTGGCTACTGATAATTTTGCCAAGATTGGCACAGGAATGACGGAATCTTCTGGCATATTTACTTTTCCATCAACTGGATATTGGCTTGTATATTTCCAAGCTGGTTTTTATATCAATGGCGACGATAGAGAAGTTGGGGCATATATTCAGACAACATCAAACAATTCATCATACGGCGATGCGACTTCTCCATGGAGTTTCATTCAGCAAACAGGCGGTAATGTTACATCAACAACAGCAGATAGCTGGCATATTATTTATGTTCAAGACACATCTTTGTACAAAGTTCGTTTTAGAGTGACTACCGTCAACACTTCAACTACCGTTAGGGGTAGTGCCGCTGCTAACATGACCGCTGCAATATTTTTGAAGCTAGGAGATTGATAATGCGACCAGAACACATTACTGATTGGCTTTGTCGTCAACATTCTGGTCAATGGTTTAGTTATACCGGCTCAGAACAAACCTACGACCAGCTTGTAATCCACGGTGACTATACCAAGCCTACCGAAGAAGAATGCAACGCTGGTCTAGCTGCAATGCAGGCTGATTGGGATGCCAAGCAGTATCAGCGTGACCGCAAGTACCCAAGTATTCAAGAGCAACTGGATATGCAGTATTGGGATTCAGTCAACGGTACGACTACTTGGGCGGATGCTATTGCTGCGGTGAAAGCAGCCCATCCGAAGGGAGAATAAGACATGGCACTCGTTCTAAATGGTAGCGGAAGCATCACTGGCCTAAGTGCGGGTGGCTTGCCGGATGGCTCTGTAACGGCGGATGACATTGCATCCACTTTGGACTTGTCGGGTAAGACCGTAACG